GTTTCGCTCGTTTGGCGGCAGTCATTAGCTGTGCCCCAGTGTAGGGGAAATCAAGTCTGCTCAACTCTTGATACTCGGCTTTGGCTTTGAGTATCTTCATTGCTATTCTTGCTTTCATTTCTTCTTCGGTTTAATGGTGATGGTGACTTCGAGAGGGTCGGAGTCCCATGTGAGGGAGGGAAATAAATTATTGGGGAATAGACCTGTTTCATCTAAATCCACTACATTGGCACCCTCTTTATGATACCATACTCGATTTCCTCTTCTACATTCTGAACTATCTGAGAATACAATATTTCCACTCACTGAACGAGTAAGCCATCCGTCAATGGTCACTTCCTCCGTTTCCTCCACGTTGAAGTCAAGGTCGGAGGCTTGGTAAAATCGGTTCATGTCGGGGTCGGAATACACAACGTCTGATGCGCCACTCCATTCTCTAACCTCAATCACCTTGCCGTCTGATTTTCGTATAGCTTTCATACTTCTGTTAATATCTCGGTTGTGAAATGTCAATATCGCATTCATGGCACAAGTCGCATACCTTTGACTTATCTCTAAGGCACATCCTCTTAGGTTTCTTTTCCCTCACCTTATTTCGACTATATGGATTTACAGGTGATAGGTTGAGAACCTCGTTTGCGAACTCAGCCAAAAATCTTTGCTTTAGTTCATTGGTCGGGAATTGCAGTGCCATGATTCTTACCATCGAAACCAATACTTTTGCGGTCTGTTGTACGGTTAGTTCCTTTTCAACAATCGCATTGAATTGTTCGATTGTAAAATCTGTCAGCTCTTCGGGTGTCATGCGTCACCTCCTTTCAGCGGCGGGATATACATCCATTTCAACACTCGGCAGTCATAATACCAATCATCCGGGAAATGCCATGCTCCTGCAAGGAAATAGGAGATTGCATGGCGCAGCTCCTTGTCCTCACAATCGGTCTCAACAAGCACCTGTCTATCATCCTCCGGAAGCTCCACCTCCGGGTCTTTCCACTGCGAGGCGAGGGCTTCGGTGGCTCCGGCGAGGTAGGCTTGCTGAACATCTTTGGAGTCAAAATAAGGGGCAAGGTGGTCGAGGGGGTGAGCTGGTCTACTTATAGCGCGGATAAGTTCTTTCTCGGCATACGCTTTCGCTTTTTCTTCGGTTGTCATGCGTCGCCTCCTTTCTCTGCTAACACGAAATATACGTGCTTTTTGTCTGCTCTTTTTTTGTCGTTGCACTTATTTAAAGGGCAAGCATGATGATAGCCGGCATTACGGCCAAAGCAACAATCGTCACAGCTATTTTCAAGCTTATATTCTTTCGCCATAACTTTGTAGCCGTTGACAACGCCAATTCCGCCAATTGGGATTTCATGATTCTTTTTCATTCTCTTCGATATTTGGGTCTTTTAGAGGGCATGTTCCCGTCTTTTCATCATACTGCGGCGCAACCCAAATCAGGGTATCTTCTACCGGTTCTGACCATGGTATGTATCGCTTGCAGTTCTTGCAGATGGCCGGAGCCTTCTCCTTAAAGAAGTTGACTCCGACACAATAGGCATAGTCTTGATTCATTCGCTTTGACTATTTTTGAGTTCTTTAATCAGTGCATCAGCGCAGGAGACTGCATACTTGGCTGCATCTTTGCTAAATGAGCCCTTTGATACCTCCGCTCCCATCACCTCTTTTGCTATCTCATAGCGGCGCTGCTCCCAATCGGGTTCTCGTTGGTCTCGAATCTTGCGATTGATGGATAGTATTGCATCCATCGTGCGTTGTTCTATTACTGTCATTTTTGTGGATTATTGGTTTGACTTGTGATTAGTACCAGAAAAGGACTACAAAATCATTACGCTGGTCGCTCAATGCAATCCATTTGGCGATAATGGCAATGACTTGATTGGCACTCTCCTCTATGTCGTAGAGTTTTGCCCATTTCTCAAAATCCTCTTTATCCGAGGCGATTTTGGCGATGAGGTCTCCGAGTTCGGCGCGTGGCACTTCAAGCCGTTCCGAACACTCTACATCCTCACCCTCCCATATTAGGCCGGGGCAGTTCTCGGCAAGCATACGATTGATAGCCTCTGACTTTCCATTGAAGTTATCATACAAACGACGTTTTACCTGATAGATTTCGGCTACATGGATTCTGTATCCCATATTATTTCGGTTTATTGGTTTGACTTTGTTATCTCTTTGATGAAGTCGAGAGTCCGGCGGTTGATATATCCCTGCCAGCATCCCATTGACTTTGCCCAGTGGAATCCGTTTCGTTTCAACTGTATTCGCGTTTCCACATCCGGGACGCCGGAAAAATAAACTCTCACCCGATTCTCAGAATAGCATTCTTCGATTGTGATGTCTCCGACGCTGTATTCTTTATCCTCCTTTGATGCCAGACTCTCAGCCTTTGCAAGCTGCTTTTTGGCGGCATTGATTTTGGCATTGTTATTGGTGAGAGTGTAGCCGGGGAATATAAGGTTTTCCCGGACTATCCGCGTTGCTTTGGCCTCAGAGACACCAAGAGTAACTATCGCGTCAATCTTTTCGATATGCGTCAATTTGGAGTTTCGCAGAATCTTGTTTGACCCTTTCATCTGCTCCTGAAGAGTGGTGAGCTTGGCAACCTTCTCTTTCAGCCGCTCTATCGCGTCATCATCACCGAGATAGATGTTATCGTTATTTTCAACCGCCTCGGCTTTCTGTCGATAGTAGGCGGCTTTCTCTGACTCGTGAACACTCCGCATCATTGCCCCGTGGGAACACTCCAGGGCGCGGCGGTGGGCTTTCTCGGAGTGATGGCCGACGAGGATAGGCTGACCGAGGGGAATATTCTCAACGGCGGCGCTGCTGGCATTGAAAGCGGCGGTGGCTCTCTTTTCGGCATTCTCGGCGAATTGACGGTAACGCTCCGCCCGGGCCTCTTGTCTCTCTTTCCGTGTCATCTATCTTTGAATTGGAGGATTACCCATGCGTTTTCATAAATCTCGATGTCGTTGATAGCGCAGAGGGTTCGCTTTCCACGACCCTTGTTGACTGCATACCTCACTTCTTTGTCCTGAGGTAGTTTTTGCAACTTGGCTATAAGTTCTTTCACATTCATAGCTGGTGGTTTTATTGGTTTGACTTATGCAATATCTTTCAGCTCTTCATCAAGAGCTCCCCAGAGTTCTTTCAAATCATCGTCGCTGAACTCGGACTCTTCATCAGTTTCCTCGTCGGTGTGGGAGGCGAGGATTTCCGTTACCTTTCCCCAGGCACCTTTGAGGTCATGGCTGGGTGGAGTCCAATAATCGCCTGGGTCGTTGTAGGTCTCAGCACAGCACTCATAGGTTATCTCTATGAGCCATCCGTCGTCATCGTAGCAGAGGTAATTGGTGGCCGGTTCATCGCATCGTCCCCAACCATCCTCATCTTGCTCATAGTAAGACTCTCCGATTTCGTGGTCATTGTTGTGGAGGAGCTCCACGAGGGTAGGAATAAGGGCGTTGAGGTCGGCGATAGTTTTCATTATTGTCTCGGTTATATTGGATTGACTTTTAGTTTGTTATACTGTAAAGTTAGCCAAAAAAAGCGGATTTTGCAATCAGAATGAACACCATTTCACCACCTTAACATTTACTGACGTTTTCCTCTCCGATGATGTGGTCAGCAAGGTTTGACGCTCTATTGGCAAGTACTCTGATATTCATATCTACGATGGGGTCTGGCTCTAACTTGAACCCCCATGTATCCTCAAACTCATAGCACATTGCAGCTATGAGTTTCAACATATCATCCTGCTTGCGACTGACTGGAGCATTGACCTTTTCGGCAATCACTTTATCCATCTTGCGGTCATATTCCTCGGCATAGTCAATCAGCTTATGAATGATTGCAATTAGTTTGGCGCCGTCATGGTCCCTATCTTTCGGAATCTGCCGATTGACAACATTCCCTATGCTACACCACATCTTGAAACGGTCAACATCTACATATTCAAAATATCGCTTTACATAGTTTGAGTATGCTTGAAACGCGGAGCCATAGGATTTGGCGAGGCAGGCGCTGTGCTCTTCGATGCAGAGCTTTATGAGGCGGTTGTGCTTCTTGAACTCGCTGATACGTTTTTCCCGGCAATGATTCACGAACCGGGCAGCATAATCAAGAGCGAGGGCTACAAGCATCTGAGGGATGAAATTCATCTTGACGGCAAGTGATACCCCGAACATATTGTTAGCCTCTTCCGGACTTATCGCCTTTGGGGCCTGGGGGCGCTTGGACGGAATATGTATGCCTAAATCGAATGCCGGACGAATGGGCATTGCGTTCGGATCAATACCCATCTTCGCCAGCATCTCTTTGTCTAATGGTGATAGATTCATGTTATTGGAAAATTAAAGCGGCCCGGACTTTGGATCCGAACCGCCGAACAAGTCGCTTAATGGTTGAGGTACGAGGCTATCGAACAGACCGGGCACCCGAGGCTGCAACGCCTCATACTCTTCTCGGAAGAACTCTTCTTTGGTTCTGCCTCTCTTTTTCCCCTTTCGGGTGTGAACATCATACGTGTATGGAGGTATGGGGATTGGATAATGCCGGGCATCATCAATCCACCGCTCAACATCCACGTCGTTGCGGTCATAGACAAGATTCTGCAAATGGTCTGCATCGCGGCTCTTGCGACACCCGCAAAGGAGTATCACAGCCTTGCTGACAAAGATGCGCCCCTTTGGGTCCTTGGCCGTCTTGTTGACTAATTCGTGCCCTTGCCACAATGCCTCTATCTCGGCAGTAATCAGGCCGTAGCAGTCCTCGGCCGAGATGGTGAACAGACGCTTCCAGACATAATCCCGGTAGTTACTGTGCCAAAGCTCCAGGGCAAAGAATCCGGCAACTCGGGCATCGGCCCGCCGGATTGCTTTCTGCATGGCTGAACTGACCTCAAAGAAATCGTAGCCGTTTATGGTTCTTATTATCATAACTTGCTGCTATTTGATGGTTTACTTTCTGTAAAGTTAGCCAAAAATGACGATATATGCAATCAGATTGAGCACCATTTTAACGCCATTTTTAGCGGATAATCAGCAGGTTAGAATTTGAACTTACAGGATATGTTGTACTCCACGAGCTGCTTTGTCTTGTCTTTGCCGTTGTTGGTTGCGCCTTTGATATTGATGCTGTCCCCAAAATGCTTTTTGATGAACAATATCGAGCGGCGTTCCTCTTCCTGATTGCGGAACGCTGCCAGTCCGCCGGCATTGACAAATGTGCCTTTCTGGGCGAAGTTGTAGCGGAGGTCAGTGAGGATACGGCGCTCTTTGAACTTCATGTAGCACGAAATCCAAAAATCCTCTTTGAGCTTGATTTCTTCATTCCACCAGACATTCTTGTTGTACCTCACTCCATAGGCGCAACCGGTAATCATCTTAGAGAGGGAGTAATACCCCCACTCGTTATACATTACCGGCGATATGGCAGAAGTGAAGCCGAACAGGTGAACATCGAGCAGACACGCCAAATCATACAAGGACTCTATTATGTGGGTTATCTGGTCCGGGTTGCGGATTACTCCAGTCTCTCCCTTCTCGCAAAAGAGGGTCTTGACAACGTGAACATCATCGTCGAGCATCATAAGGTCGCCAAAATGCCGGGCCATCCAATTTCTTTTAGGAATAAGCCCAATCACATCATCGGGATGTGTTACAATCTCGCACTCCGGGTTATACTGGCGGTAGAGGTCTGCCTGGCTCTCGGCCACACAGATGATGGGGTTATTGACAAGTTTCTTGGCGAAAACTCTATCGTGTCGCTTATGCGAGGGTATTACGATTTTGAGGTTACTCATTTTCTCTCGCCCTCCAATGCGACACGGACATCTTTAACGTCGATAACATTGCTCTTGCTCACTTTGCCCGTCTTATATGAGCGCATACGCTGCATACCCAGACGCTCACGGAGCCAGTTGCTGTCAACCTCGTTGCCGGACTGAATGATGAACAGTTCGTGTTTCTCATCATACTTGGGAACGAGGGGATATATGGCTGTATCATCGGAGATAGAGTCAAAACGCTCTTTGAACTCATCCTTTGGCTTTTCCGGGGCGAACTCCACGCCCCAGTCCTGCAACTCGGATTTGTTCCACTCGTTGGTCATCACATCCATGTCGTTCTCTCCGAAGTTCACATTGTCCTTTGTGGCATATTCACGCAACTTCTTCACGTCGGTTTCTGGGTTGAGAATTTTGCAGGGAAGCTCTTTATATCCGAGTTCCTTACAGGCACGCAAGCGCAAGTTGCCGCAAACGACCACATAGCGCCCCTCGGAATAAGGATACACTATCAGTTCACGCAGTTCGAGCATTTCGGGCGATTCTTGAATGCTCCTTTTCATCGCCTCATAGCGATAATCCCGAAAGAACCGGGGATTCTTCGGGAGTCCTTTGAGTTGCCCCTTGTTGAAATCCAAGAGGCCGATTGCTAAAATTGTATTTTCGGTCATTGCTATTTTACATCATCGGGGGTACATCATCAATAATAGCCATTAACGAAACCTACTCATTTTGCCGGGCGTGTCGCTCTGTTGCGTCTCTGAGCAACTGTTCGATGTTCTTGCATCCAATGCGCCGGAGATAGGCTAACGTGGAAATCATAACGTCTGCCGCCGCCTCTTCCTTCTCACTCCATGATTCGATATTGTCGCTTTGGAAACTTGACGACTCAAGCAGCCTGCGCCAGTGTCTGGATATATCATAAAGCAATGGCCGAGCCGATGAGCCGGAGGTTATCCCGCCACTGGCGATAGCTATCTCTTCGCATTGGATAGCGTACTTGTTCAGCGTTATTGCCATTGGTGAAGATTGGGTTTGGTGAATGACTGGGTGTTATCTCTTTCACAATTGTCGGGAGGTGGTCTGATTATTGCCATCATAGCTGATAAGGTTAGTTACGTTTGTGCTTGCGATAGCGATATGTGAATACCACTGCATAGGGAATTGTGATTGCCACGATTATTGCAGCGACAATCCAAAGCGGCGATGTTACCCACAACCATGACCAGGATATGACTCCGGCGAGGCGCAGAGTAAGGAACACCACAAAGACTACGACCGGCAGGCTCAAGCCCGAGGCGGTCTGGCCATCTTCTCGTTTCATAATTATTATAGTTTGTCTTGGAGTTCAGCAGGTATGAGATCCTCTTCGTTTTGCTCCCGGCTCTCGTCATCAAGCAGGTCAAACAATGTGGGGGCCTCCTTCTTATGCTCGGCCGCTTTGCAATATTGAGCGCCATCGAGGAAATATACCGGCGAGAGTTCTATGCCCCATCCCTTACGACCTTTGTTTAAAGCGCAATATGGAACGGTCATCAGGCCGCCAAAGGGGTCAAGTACCACATCGCCGGGGTTGCTCATCTGGTCGATAACGCGGTTCACGATGTCGAATTGCAGAGGGCAAAGATGCTGCTCTTTACCTTTGACTGACTGAATGGTGTTGAGGGTGCGCATACGCGCTATGTCGGCCCATACATGGTCAGTCCAACTGCCGGGCTGGAGTAACATAAAGCCCGTCGGGAGTTTCCCGTGCAGTTCCAGTTCTTCGGCAATCTTCACTACATAGTCGTAATCCCATACCTCGTTGAGAGAGTACTTCTTGAAGAAACGGAAGATTGACTTGTGATCCATCTTGGCAATCTCGGCCGGTGTCATCAGCCTGTCGCCCGATGAGCGAGTGTATCCATGTGCGTCCATCTGCCAGCGGGCGCGGCTGTATCCGTCAGGATTGTCCCACTGCCGCGTCTGCTCGTTCCACCACTTCTTTTCCTTGACAACAGGGATATCCGCGTAGGCGTTGGTGCGGTCTGTGGCAGGCTTACGGAAGATGAGAAGATATTCAGGCATACCGACACCCATCTTTGTGCCGTCCTTGCACTGTTCGGTCCAGCCAAGGCGGTAGGTCTGATTGTTTTCCCGGACCACATCGGTAACGATGGTTTTCATGCCCATGTAGGCAAAGCCGTGTTTTGTGTAGTGTCTGATGCAGTCGCAGTGGAACGGATATACCGTCTGACACCCCATGCCGCTTAATCCCATAGGCACTATGCGGTCTTTGACGTGGATGATGGCCATGCGCCCGGGCTGGAGCACCCGGTAGAGATTAGGCGTGAGGTAGTCCATCTGCTTGAAAAACTCCTCGTTGCTCTCCGAGTGGCCGAAGTCAGCGTAGTTTGGGGAGTATTCGTATTGGGTTGCAAACGGAATGGATGTTACGATGAGACCCACAGAATTGTCCGGGTAGAGTTCGGTGTTCTGCAATTCCAGAACATTGTCATTGTTTGCTATGCGGTAGCCGTCGCCGGACACCTCTACACGCTCAACGCCCATCTTGCGGGCAAGGTGTGCCGACATTTCTTTGTGAGAGAGTCCATATTTCTTAATTATTTCGGTCATGTTTTGAATGAGTTTGTTATGGTTCTGCCACTTTGTTTCAAGAGCCTTGCGCACGCCACGCTCGGCCTCGGTATAGATGAGGTCAACACGGACTTTCTTAGTCTGAAGGAATCGTTGCAGGCGGTGGATTGACTGGATAAAGTCATTGAACTTATAGCCTATACCGAGATATATGGCCCAGGAACAATAGCGTTGGAAGTTACAGCCGGAACCGGCGATAACAGGCTTTGCCGCAAGTTCCTGAATTCGGCCATAGGAGAAGTCGAGGATGTTTTTCTCTCTCTTCTCATAGTCTTGGGGGCCGTAGATGGATTTGATAGAGGGAATGGCTTTCTCGATGGCGTGGCGTTCCGCCTCAAGGTCGTGCCAGATGATGCGGTGAGCATCGGGATCCTCTGCTCTCAACTCCATCATCTTCTCGATACGGGCCGGCAGACTCTCTCGCTTTTCCTTTGCCGACTGTTGCAATCCCATCGCCTCAGTAGCGAATAATACAGGATTGCCGTATTTGTCAACACTCGGCTTAGAGTAGTCCGTCGGTATCTCGTGCCATCGCAGGTCGAGGTCAGGCAGAATGTAACCCTCATCGTCGGCGGGGTCTCCAGTGATATCCGATGGCTTGCTGACAAACAGCGCCCACGAGGATATCCATAGCCAGAACTCCTCTTCTTTGTGTGGGTGGAGGGTGAGGTTGTCGGCGTGCGTGGAATCCCGCTTAAAGAACCTTGTTTTTGCTTGCGACACATCCATAATGCCCAGGAAGTCGGCATAAGCCAGCAGCTCTATGTAGTCGTTTGGTGAGGGCGTGGCCGTGGCGACATAGCGGAACTTTATACGCTCTGCCTGGCGGCGAACCTGCATGGGGCCACCGTCGCCGGTGAACAGTCGCATAAACTCCCGGAATGTCTTGGAACCGCCGAGACCCCGTAAGACGGATGCTTCATCAAGGCTGGCGACAACAAACAGTTCAGGGTCTAACTTGCCGTCTCGGATGCTTTCGTAGTTGGTGAGGTAGATGCCGTCACCCTCCATCTCTTCGGGGCGGCGTATGAATTTTGGAGGATTGTCCCAGCCGAGAATGTTTTTAGCATCCTCTACAAACTCCTGACGGACGGAGAGAGGGCAAACAATGAGCCCGGAGCCGTGACCGACTTTGGCGAGAGTGAGCCGGACTGCTTCTAACTGCGTCACAGTCTTATGTAGTCCGAATGACGCGAAACACGCTCTCTTCCCTCCCTCGACGAGCCATTTTACCATCAGTTTGTTATGGGGTTTCAACTTGGGGTTGATTTCATCCATCTTGACGGTAAAGCCGAACTCCTCAGAGATTTTTATCTTGGATCTAAGAAACTCTTGATATTCCATAATAATGCAAGCGGCACCACTCGTTTAATTGAGTAGTGCCGCGTTTGAGTTGATGATGTGATTTAAGGGAGATTCTTATTTCCCTTTGTTGCTCTTCTTTTTCGGATTTTCGAGTTGCTCACAGATTGCAACCCGAAGTCCGGCTCTTACAAGCTGGGGCAGATAGGTGTCGAGAGCATGGTGAACAAACCCACACTGATTGATTGTAGGTTCTTTGAACCACGGAGCCTGATTAAGTTTCAAGATAGGTCCGGCTTTCTCTGCATCCTCGTTGAACATTTGGTAGAAGTCTCCGATGCGGAAAAGCAGAATTGAATCGGGATGCTTGGCTTTCATTGCCTTGTACTGTTTTTTGATAGTCTTGGCATCGGGATTTAGAGCGGTAACTTTCTTGGTAACAACGAGAGGCTTGCCATCAAGACCATAGCCAAGTTCTTTGAGTTTTTTCTCGGCTTTGGCTTTGTTCTTGTCGAACTTAGTCTGAGCCTTATCCCTTTTCTGTTGGAATAATTCCGGGCAGTTCTTCGCTCCAAGTTCATCAAGCATAGACTCGGCAGAGCGGAGATTGGCATGGGCGCCGTTTATCTGTTGAAACATCCACGCCCTCATCATCATTGCCCATTTCTCCGGGTGCTCTTTTACAAAGGTATGTAGGTTGATTGGGTTGGTAGATTCGCTTGTCATCATGCCAACCTTTTTAGCAAGCGTGAAGTTGTTGTTGAACATACAGGTCAGGAGCATCACACGCTCGTTCTCGGATAGAGGCTCATCTGATGGGGTACACTCGTTAAGAGCCTCCGCACCTGCCACGGCTAAACTGCTTTGGAGTGTCCGTTCCTCATTCTTGATGGAGTTGAGAATTTCAGTTACAGGGTAAGGAGTGCCGTCTTTCCCGACATTCGTGTTAGTGTCTCCTTTTTTAACATACCAACACTCATGCTTAAGCATTGGTGTGCGCCAATCCAAGAGATTCAGGCATCGATATACCTGACCTTTTTTGAGGAAATCTTGTGTCCTTTCATCATCAAGCTCGTAGAAGCAACGACTCTGAAAGGCTGTGTTGGGGTCAACAACTTCATAACCATGCTCTGCGATTGTTGACTTGATACGATCCATCAGTTTATTGATTTCGGAATCGTCGTTGATGTAGTCCTCTTTAATGCAAAGAACTGTTTTCCCAAATTCAAGAGGTTCGCCCGCTTTCACGAGATTGTCGGCTATGAGGTCAATTTCTCGGAACATATAAGCCAGCGTCTTTTCTCGGAACTGTGAGCGGTCAGTGCATCGTCCGGCATCCCGACTTTTCATTTCCCAGAACAAACATCCATGATTGGATGTGTTGAACTGACAATCGGAGCATTTATGACCACAACCACCCTCAAAGTCCTCGTCGGCTTGATTGTCGCTCTGATACCACAATGACTTGTCTATTGTCACAAGCAAGTCGTTGACAAAATACTGAGCATTGGCTTTGGTATAGCCTTGAGTGTTATTCGCATACGCTGAATAATATTTACGTTGGTCCTCGTCATCGAGTTTGGCGATAAGCATTGCCGCCGATATGCTCATCTTGTCATCTTTGACGGCAAGCATGAGTTCCGGAATGAGATTGTTGAGTTTTACGCGATCCTGAACAAATCGGATGGACTTGCCAAAGCGGGCGGCAACATCTTCGGCGGTCTTGCCCTTTTGGATGAGCTGACCAAAGGCGAAAGCCTCCTCGATGGGGTCTACATCTTTGCGCTGAAGATTCTCGGTAATCATAGCGTCGAATGCCTCATCATCACTCATCTCTCGCACAATGGCAGAGATTCTATCGAAGAGGTTGACCGGTTCACCATTTGCATCCGTGAGATTCTTTTCATTCCATTTGTCGTAGAGTCTGCCTACTGCACGGAAGCGACGCTCTCCGCAGATGATTTCATACTCAGGGTGGAAGTCGGCGTTGCCATCTACAACGGTAAACTGTTTTTTGTCTGCAATGGGCCGGACGGTGATAGGCTGGAGTAACCCCTGCTTCTCAATGTTGTCCGCCAACTCTTGCAACTCATCCTCGTCAAATGTTTTGCGAGGGTTCATCGGTGATGGTGTCACCAATGAGAGTGGAATTTGTCTTATTTCCATTGTTAGTTTTATTGATTTGACTTTTAGTTTGTTATACTGTAAAGTTAGCCATTATTTACGAGATTAGAAAATATATTGGGCACCATTTTTACACCATTTTTGGCGAATGATGCCAAAGAAACCTCGTCGGGCGCACTCTTCAAACACCTCCATATCCTCGGGCTTGATTTCCGCCGGAGTCCAGCCGTTGACAGTGGTATAGTTCGGTAGACTGAAATGCTTGCGTATTGCGGCTATGGCTTCTTTATCACTTGTAGTCCATCTGACTACTAATCGGATTGGTTCGGTATGAGTCATTTTCAAAGATTATCGAAGTTACCATTTCCCGGAAGCGGTCAGTGATACGCTCGCCGTACTTGTCTTTAAGCTGATGCGATTCAAGGTTTGTAGTGAAAACCGTCAGATGCTGTTTGGCATAACGCTCGCTTATGAGGTCGACAATCGGAGTATGGAGCATCCCGTAAACGAGAACGCTCTTCGGTTCCTCACCGAGCTCATCGAGTATCATCATCGGCTCGTTGAATAGTCTGCGATATTCATCGTACTGCTCTTTGAATTTCTCGCTTGCAGCGCATATCCGGCATACATCCTTAGCAGTATAAAACTTCATAGTACGGCGCTTTGTATAGCCTAATTCGCGTTCGGTGACAAACTCTATAAACCGCGCTATCGCCCTGGCAAGTGTCGTCTTTCCGTTGCCGTACAGCCCGCACAAAAGCAGACACGGTGGAGCCGTCGGATTGATTAGCCACCGTGCGGCCTGGATGATGTGAGAGCGTGTACCTTCGTCAAGAATGATTTTCCCGCCGCGGCGTGCGATTTCCTCTTTCATCACTGCATACAAGCCGTTACAAGCGTCAGCTTCGGGTATTTCTATGCTAAAACGTTCCCTTGAAACCTTTCCGGCTCGTAGCGCTCGACTCAGTCCCTCTAAATTCTGAAAGTCTATCGGGTTGTTTAGTTTCATTGGTACGGTCCTTTTCTTTTTGCCGTTGCTCGTCGTCGAGAATCCAGCTGTTGGCTCTGCTGTCCCATCGAGTGATCCGGCGATTGAATTTATCTCTCCAGTCAACGGCGGTGAAGTTGTCATAAAACCGCCTGGCAGACTCTTCCCAATTCGCAAGACGCTTGTCTGCATCTTGGCTTAGGAAATATTGCAAGACCTCTTCAAGTGTCGGGGGTGGAGGTGGTGGGTCTTTGGAGGCTTTCGGCTTTCGCCGGGTTGCTCTCTTATCCTCATCCGCAAACAATGACAATTCCGGTAGAGACTGAACCGCACTATCTCCGCTAGGAGATTTATTAGTTTTAGTTTTAGTTTTATTATATGTCGGGCGTTTTACCCCTTGTTTTACCCTGGGTTTTACCCCTTGTTTTGGCTCAATATTTGAGGCAAAACCTGCGGTAAAACTTTCTGGAAACACCCATTCACCATCAATTTTCTCCGGAAAACAGTATGTAGGAGCGTCTTTGCGTCTTGACCCTCTTTTGAACCCGATTAAGCCTTTCATCACGAGCCTGTCTCTACCAGCAGCCAACGTGTTTTCAGTGACCGCCATTAGCGCGACTGCCCGTGGATTGGGGAGGGTAAAGGGGTTCTTCCAGCCTGATCTGTTACATATATCGAGTAAACGAAAATATATATCAGTCTCAACCGGAGTCCAGCCTTCTATTTCCACCTCTTGCCAATATCGGTTAATCAATTCAATATAGTTCATCGATAAAGAGGATAGTTGCACAAAGCTTCGGCTATGTACTTTTTAGAGTCAATCTGAAGATAGGCGCATACCGCCTTGATAAACTCGATGAGTCCGTGGCATACTACATAGATGCTGCCATATTTCTCAACGAGAGCCTGCCACTCTTTTTGAGCGGGTTTCTGCGTTCCGGCGCTGCTGCCTTTTTTCTTCGGGACTTTCATCTCCAGGCAGAGGCTCGATTTGCCTCCTGACGGATAAAGCAGAATTAGGTCGGCCACGCCTTTGACTTGCCCCTCATATACCATCTGTGCGCCGGCACGGACACCGCGCCACCCGCCGTTAGGTACAGCAAAGAGAAGATTGCCTACATGGGGGAATGTCTGCCGGAACCAGTTCACACAAATATGTTGTATCTTGGACTCCGAATATCTTTGCTCAAGTTCAGTTATTTCTCTCTCTGTCATTGTTATGGTGGTTTGTATGCTTGTCGCACTCGTTCAATAGCCTTATTATAGTTTTGCATCTTTCCATATTTAAGTCTTCGTCGTCAAAAGCAGCCACAGTTTCCCAGTCCGGACCGAATAACCTGCCATCAGCCGACCAATGCAGAATGTGGACTTTGCCGGAACGATTTAGGAGTTTGAATCTCTTTTTCATATCCGGTCGCGGAACAGATCCATTGTGATGTTGAGCATATCCTCCGCAACCTGAGTGGTGGTGCCGGTAACCTCGTTGGCTATATCTTTCTTTGTCTGAATGACATTATACATATAGCGGTCGATAGTCTTGTCGCCGAGGAAGTAGTAGCAGTTCACAGCGCTCTTCTGTCCGTTTCGATGGGCGCGGTCCTCTGCTTGCTCACAATCCGAATAGGTCCAGGGGAACTCGATAAATCCGACACGGCTTGATGCTGTAAGAGTCAGACCTGTACCGCCGGACTTGTAGTTTAGGATTATGAGCTTGCATTCGGGGTCGTTCTGAAATCTATCGACAGAGTTCTGCTTTGCTTTTATGTCATCGGAGCCCGTGACTGTCACCGCATCGGGAAACTCATTCTTCAGAGCATCGACAACATCTTTCAAGTAAGCGAACATGATGAGCTTTTCGCCCCCGTCGATAATATCATGGATAAACTCTGACACCGCTTTGATTTTACCTTTGGCGGCAATCTGCTTAAGAATACCCATCTTGACCATAACCTGTCCCCTCATGGCGCGTGCCACCCGGTCATCACTCGCATTCTTGTACTGACGCAGATATTTGATAACATCATTCTCGGCATCGTCATACTCCTTGCGGTTGGTGATGTCGCAGGTGATGTACTGGCGCATCTTGTCGGGCAACTGGGTAAGGACTTTTGCTTTCTCTCTACGAAAGAAACAGCATATCCATAAGCGGTAATTCAGTTCCCGGAGATTGGAGGACTGTTTGGGGCCGTCGCAGTAGCGGGCGACAAATTGTTTGTACCCGCCGAAGTCATCAAGTCTGCCGAGGATTTTGAGCTGCTGGATGAGGTCGGTATTGTTATTGACTACGGGCGTACCCGTCAACGCGAATATCCACCTTTTACCCTTGCAAATACCCTCTACATATTTTGATTGCTGTGTCTTGCTTGACTTACACTTGTGGCTCTCGTCAATGATTACCGACTTGAAGAGCTTGACTCGTTCATCAAATACGATAGAGCGGAGGGTCATTCTTGCGTGGTCTTTGATTCCCGTTACAAAGAACTTTTTAAGGCTCTCGTAATTGGTGATGAACACAGGTGCATAGGAATCTCCGTCGCTTCTTCTCAATTCATAAAGTCTTTCCCAACAATCGCGGTTTTTGTCATCGAGAATAACGGCATTGATTCCGGCGAACTTCTTGAACTCTCGTTGCCAGTTAACTTTCAGAGCCGCCGGGCAAATTACCAGGACCGGAAATGTGTCACCATAGATATGAGCTTCTTTGTGGGCTTTGACAACAGTACATATCGCCTGAAGAGTCTTGCCCAGGCCCGGCTGGTCGCCGAAGATGCAACGCTGATGATCCAAGGCGTAGCGCACTCCCTCCAACTGATATTCGTATGGTTCGAGTTGCATATAATGTTCACCGCTGAAATCTTTCATCTGCGGAATCTCATATACTACGTCGTGGGACTCGCTACGCCTTGAAATGTTGGCACAATAGCGTTTTGCAACCGCCCATTGTGCGAAAGCCTCTACATACCACCGGGCATCACGCCCGGGAGGATAGCAGACGCTTTCCTTTTTCACAATCCACTCTTTCTCCTGGGCGTCCCACCGCGGGCCACTTGGCACACGCTTGATGATTGCCACAAGTTCCTTATTATACTCAAAAGAGATGCGGAATGTGTTGGGCGTTTCGGTAATATATATAGGTTTCATTCTTACGCTACATTTTCAGCGGGCTGTTCCACCGGAATGCCATCAACAGTGGCCTCGACTTCGGCAAACGGGTCGTCGGAATCAATGTTGAAAAGATTGGCCTGAGGCTCCTCCCATTTGCGGTTGACGATATACTCTTTGACCTCAAAGACGAACCCCTGCACAGCCAGGTCAAAATCATCGACGTGGCCCCACTCGAAAGTCTCGGATTCCATCTCCACTCCAGGAGCGTTAAGGTTGAGGACTCGTGATGTGATGAGGGTTCTCCTGCCGGTCATGGTGATGATGCGGTTGTTGTCATCGCCTCCTATGCTGAGACCCGTAACATCGAGCTTGCGGAGGAGGTCAACATTCTCGGCGCTCTCAAGGTTATGCCAGTCGATGCTGTCCGCTTCTTTCTGCTCGGTAAGGTCGGCAAAGAATGGGACCAGAGCCGCAAGTGCAACCCTCAGATCATTGTGGCATTTGTTCTTGCCCTTTAGGGTAATCTCGTTGCCGTCGGCATCAATGTATGACGCCTCGATACATCCGCCTTTGCTTAGTTTAGCTTTTTTGATTTTGATTTCCTGGGTTTCCATTTTTTTTAATTGTGAGTAAAAAGCCGGACGGCCATTGCTGACCGTCCGACGTGTTATCTTATTCTGTATTCCGATATGAACGCCTGATAGTTCCTGTCTTCGGGGAGAGGGAGCATTATGCCAAATTCCGTGGCGGCATCCGCTTTGACTTTCTCCAGGAAATTTGTCATCTGCAATGTGTTGAGGTCAGTAGTGCTGCCGGGAACCCGATACCAGCGCCGGCCGACAGCCACATCTCGGCTCAGATACTTGGCTTTATAGTAATCGTGGAAGTCCTCTTTAGGAGTTCCCGTGGCCTCTTCCATGCATTTGTACCACATCCACATCAAAGAGTTCTGAGATATGGTGCGGGGCTGAGTCTTCCTTACTATTTTGACTGTGTACTCTCCGTTACGGAGTAGTGAGCACATAAGGTCGAAATCCTTATCCATTGTCACTACTCCGTTGCGTTTTGTAAGATTGGCATCCATCAGTGCGGAAACGGAAGGTCAGCCACACCCGGCGATGATGGATGACTGTATGACTGCTGTGCCGGAGCCGCCACGGGCGCGGTTGCCGGCGCAGGTTGTGGAGCATACTGTTGAGGTTGCTGAGGATAAGCCGGAGCCGCAGGCTGTGGAGGATAGCCGCCTGGCATGGGCGCGGCCTGATAGCCTGGCATCTGCTGATACTGCTGTTGCGGAGGATACCCACCGGGCATGGGCGCCGGAGCGGGCGTGTACTGCTGTTGTGCTTGACAGGGGGTAACCGATGTGCCTCTTACTGTGTTGTAGATTCGGTTGTTGTACTCACGGCCGTTGAGCAGACCCTCGATGTTTACACGCTGACCCGGATAGCATGAATCAAGCAGCGACATCTTGTCGCCGGTGAACTCGATGGATACGAAGTTGGAATAGTGTCTGCCATCGCGGCTATCCCACGAATCATCAATTATAAGCTCTCGCTTTGCGAATGGCTGGCCGCCGCTCCTTGATTCAATCTCTATCACCGGAGTAACCGAGTGAACCAGGGCGTTTGTTGCTGAAAATTTAATCATTGTCTTTGAGTTTTATTGTAAAACCGCCCTTTTTAGGTTTCCGGGTGGTATATTGTGCGTAAAGTTCCGCGTGTTCCGCCTTGAACCGCCTGGAGTCAAAAGCCACAGTCTCGCTGTCGGCAACGATAGTAGCGGTGAATGCTCCGAAATCATAGGACTTGATACCGTGCTCTTTCATTGCGTTTTGTATCGTATCCTTAGCCTCTTTCAGCGCTGCCTCGGTCTCTTTGTAATGCTTTAGCAGTGTGGCGAGTTTGTCAATCCATTCGGGAGGGATAATCGGAGCAATCTCCGGTTCCTTTTCGGGCTGATTGTCGCCGATGCCGAACACCGTCAGGTCGTGGTAGAAATACACCGGGCCGTTTTCGCTCAGGAAATATTCCGTCCTGAGCAGTTCATTTACAAGCTCCGAAGGTTTACGGTCTATAAGCCAGAATGCGGCTTTATTGGGTTTAAGCCAATTGCAAGCCAACCCCTCAACCTTTAGCCCCGGGTTTTCTGCCTCAAACAACTCGGCATAGATTGAGAGCTGCCAGGAGAGGTATTCCTTAAGCGCATCTTCGCCGCTGTCGAAATAGCAGGCATTGAAATAGCCGCAGAGAGGGTATAAGTCAATGTTGTTGGTCTTGGTATCTACAAGCCATATGCCGCCGGTTGACTCATTCAGCCACACATTGTCAATCTGTGAGGCGTATCGCACGTTGTCGGAAACGGTCAACTCATTGGCAAGAGGTCTGAATCCTTGCAGGTGTCGGATGTAAGACTCGAGCTCTGAACTCACATCCCATGTTTCATCGACATCGGAAACATTGTCTCTTTCCCGGCACCCATAGCGAGTGCGGACTATTTGAGTAGTCTGCTTGATGCCGAGCTGGTCGTAGGTCTGAATTGCGTGGTGAACGGCGGTGCCACGACTTCCGGCTCTCGGTATGATGAAATCTTTGACGTGCTCATTGGCATCGGGATATACACCCAATCCGAGGATTGAGTGTATAAGACCCGTGATGCCGAGCAATCTCTTGCCATCGAGGTGATAGCTGTGGCTATCTTCGTCGAAGATTACAGGAGATTCTTTGAACTTCATCATTTTGCGGAGGGATTTTTGATTGAGTTGATTTTTGCGCACGCGGCTTTGTAGAAGTCAGTGCCGTTGCTTGTCAGCGCCGGGCAATCCTTTGCCCATTTCCACCAACAAGCCTCAAACTCGGCTTCGGTGGTAGTGGAGTTCATTTCCTGAATGGCTTGTGAGAGTTGTGCGCCGGTGAACGCCACAGCGGATGTTTCTTGTCTCTGCTGAGGATGCTGGCTTTGGTCGGCATTTTCTCTTGCGGAAGCCTCATACTTGCTCTCATTATGGCCTTTTGCTTTGGGGCCATACCAGATGTTACCACCAATGCCGAGAGGTTTCATGGCGATTGAGAGAGCGTCAGTAAGAGCCATCTTGTAGCCCTCATCGTTCACATATTTGCCATTGCGCTCAACGGTAACGATGGCAGAGCCGCCGGAGCCGGGAATGGCGTCGCTCCATTCTTTTGTTTCGGGATCGCGAACATAGAGATTGGCAATGCAGAAGCATTTCACCTCATCGCCGTAGGTCTCGGTCCACTGCTTGACGATTTCATATCTCCATCCGAAACCGATGGGGCCGAAAATCTCGGTCATCCGTTTCATTCGCCACATCGGATTAACATCCGTCATACCTTTGAGCCTTCCGGCTTTAATCTCTTTGAGCGCGTCCGCCGGAACCTCACATCCTTGCGAGTAAAAACGGAGATTGTTGTCGAGGATAGCCTTTGCCTGCTCCTCGGCTGTCTTCTGAACCTCGTTGACCTCTTGGGTCTGTTCAGCTTGTTTTTCCTTTGCCATAATGGTAGGTTTATTGGTTTGACTTATTTTATATCTCTCATTCTGATATACAGTAAAGTTAGTCATTTTTAGCGAGTTGCACAAACTGATTGCCCGCTATTTTCACACCTTAACATTTACTGACATTTGCACTTCTTTCCGTTCGCGTTCTGCCTCCATCAACAGCATTTTAGATGCTGTACGGAGATTATCTATCGTAAGGTCAAATTGTGCCGAATACCTATTGTGGAGCTTCACAAACATCAGGGTTCTGAGTGCCGCGCAATAAATCCACATTTGATTGAGGATAGACTTTTCGATTTGATTCATATCTTAACGCCAAATCTTGGAGCATAGAACTCAAAATTCCTACGCTCAACATCTACATCTTCGGGATACCAAGTAGCACGTTCGACCCATTCTTCAAAGCACTTTTGGCAGTACCATTGATTGAGAACTGCAATATACACACCCTTATCAGATGGTAAGAATGATTTGCCACACCAATCACAAATGCAGATGTCGGAGCCGACTGCGTTCATCAGCTCACCGGCAGTACACTCTATAAGGAGAAACTTGCCGCGTGAAATTTGTTTAGCCATCGCTTTTGATGTATTTAAGAATTATGTTTGACAATGAGATTACTTTCCGGCACATATCCTCATCGAACATTCCTATGTGGGTTTGCTCTGTCGGGAGTCCGAAAGCAGCGGACAATACCTCATAGGCTGCTGCCCGGGGGAGGCAGCCCTCTTTCCATAGTAGGTCGAAAGACTCGTGCGCCTGACGTTTCAGTTCTCGCAGTTCTTTGTTCGCAATTCGGCCGAGCGCCTTGTCAGTGCCTTTGTGACAGCCGACCCATGCACCGCACGGTTTGCAGACGTAGCAACTGGTGCCGTATGACCGCCCGTAGATTTCCGTGTCGTCAACGAGTTTAGTTGGAGCTCCACAATACGGGCAGCTCCAGCCGAGAAGCACCAGCGGATCATCCTTTAGCGTCATTCTTTATATAGGTTGCTACTTTGGCAAAAGCCTTGGCGAATCTCTTCATGTTCTTAGCGTGGATGAAGATTCGCTGACGCTCCTTTTTGCCGGGTGATTTATCTGTCGGAATCTCCGAGAGGGAGATATACTTCTGACCTTTGCGGTCAATGCGTGCGTCGATGTAATAGACGCGTGTTCCGGCGCTGACGCGCTTTGTGAAGATAGGCTCGTCCATTTTGATGATGTGTTGATGATGTTGTTTCTAATGGTTGAGAGAGCAGGAGTCGAACCTGCTTGTAGGCTATTTCGTGG